GCCGATACCCCGCAAATCGATACACCACACGCTCGTCGCCGTGTGTCTCTTGCGGATTATGAGTACGCTGACCTGATCGATGATCAAGACAAGGTTCGTATGCTGATTGACCCTACCAGTGCTTATGCAATGGCAGCGGCAGCAGCTATGGGTCGTGCAATGGATGATGTTATTATCTCTGCTGCAACAGGAACATCTTTCACAGGTGAAACTGGCTCAACATCAACAGCCTTGCCAGCCGGTCAGAAGATTGCTTCTGGTAGCGCAGACATGACTGTTGCAAAGTTGCGTGAAGCTAAGAAAATCCTTGATCTTTCTGACGTTGATCCATCAATCCCGCGTTACATTGCGGTAGGGCCAAACCAGATTGAGGCATTGCTTGGTGACACAAACGTAACCTCAAGCGACTTCAATACTGTCAAGGCACTTGTTCAAGGTGATGTAACTCAGTTCATGGGTTTCAACTTCATTATGACAAATCGTCTTGCGATCTCTGGCAGCACTCGCTCATGCTTTGCATGGTGTGAAGATGGCCTAGCGATTGGTGTTGGCAAGGATGTTAATGCAAGAATTGATGAGCGTGCTGACAAAGGCTACGCAACTCAGGTCTACTACTGCATGAGCATTGGTGCTACACGCATGGAAGAAAACAAAGTCGTTCAAATCGATTGTGATGAATAGGAGATTGAAGAATGGCTACTGTATATTCCGTACAAAAGACTAACTGGAACCAAACAGTTCCAGCGGTCAACAACAAGACCAATGAAATGGGTGGTCGTGTTCGTATCGCTCATGGCGTTTATGAGGCATCTTCCCTCGCATCAGGTGACGTTATTGAGATGTTTAACATCCCAAATGGCGCACGCTTGATCGAAGGTTCGCTGGCTCACGATGCTCTTGGTGGCTCAACAACTTTGTCTGTAGGTTATGCCGCACACACTGACAGCAGCGGTTCAGCCGTTTCTGCTGGTGCAGCAGCATACAAAGCAGCAGCAGCTTCAACAGGCGCACAGAAGGTAGACATCCTTGCTACCCTTGCTCTTGGTTCTGGCACTGTTGTAGATGCAGACAAAGATGGCTTGCCAGTTTCCGTCACAATGGGCGGTGCTGCTGGTACAGGCACTATTGAAGTCACAATCAAGTGGGTTCTTGACTGATTTGGTTGGGGCGGCTTTTGTCGCCCCTTCCTTCCTATTAGGAGTGGGTCATGCCATCTGTTGTTGATATTTGTAACGAAGCTATGGACTTGCTGGGTGCAGCAACCATTACCTCACTAACTGAAAATTCAAAAGAAGCGCGACTTTGTAACCGCAAGTTTGATACTGTGCGGGATTCAGTATTACGCGCACATCCTTGGAATGTGGCTATCTCTAGGGCAGCATTGGCTGCTAACAGTACAGCCCCAGCATTTGGGTTTACCTACCAGTTTCCATTGCCCACTGATCCTTATTGCTTGCGGGTTTTGTCTTTCTGGAACTCAAACGTAAATAATGAACTTGCTGCTTATGACAGCAACATTATGTTTAAAATTGAAGGACGCAGTATTCTTAGCAATGAGAATGATTGCCGGATTGTTTACATATCCCGCGTCACAGATACAGAGCAGTTCGATCCTTTGCTTTCAACCACCATAGCGCACCGTCTTGCTGCTGACACAGCCTATGCAATCACCGGCAGCAACAGTGTTTCCCAGCAAATGTTTGCTCTTTATGAAAGCCGATTAAAGGAAGCAAAGGGTGTGGATTCTATGGAAGGCTACCCAGAGCAGCCAGTAGCGGATTACTTTATCGACATCAGGTATTAAAACATGGCGCGTGTATCCAGCATTATTACTAACTTCCGCGCTGGTGCTATATCGCCGCGTCTTGAAGGCCGTATTGATTTAGAAAAATACAGTCAAGCTGCCAAGACATTGCAGAATATGATTGTGTTCCCGCAAGGCGGTGTGACTAGACGGCCTGGAACATACTACGCCACCACATCAAAAGATGGCGGCAAGGTAAAGCTAATCGACTTTGAATTTAGTGATGAGCAAGCTTACATCCTTGAGTTTGGTGCTAATTACATCCGCATAATTAAAGATGGTGGATTAGTAACTGAGACAACCAAATCTATTACTGCTGTGACACAGGCAAACCCTGCCGTTGTAACCTCTGCATCACATGGATATTCAAATGGTGATAGAGTATTCGTGACCGGCATCGTGGGAATGACACAGCTAAACAACCGTGAGTTTACTGTAGCTGGCGCGACAACTAATACGTTTGAGTTATCTGGTATAGATAGTTCAGCTTACACAGCTTACACAAGCGGCGGCACTGTAGGCAAAATCGTTGAAGTAGCTACCAGTTATTCTGTAACTGAGGTTTTTGAAATCAACCATACACAATCTGCTGACATACTTTACCTTGTTCATAAAAACCATCCGCCAGCAAAGTTGGTGAGAACATCTGCTCATGCTGGATGGACGTTATCAGATATAGATATTATTGATGGCCCATATCTTGATGAAAATATAACCTCTACCACTTTGTATGCTTCCGCTGACACAGGAAGCGTTACTTTAACAGCATCAGCTAGTTTGTTTACAAGTTTAGATGTGGGTAGATTGGTTAGGTTCCGTGAAGTATTAGAAATACACCATGACGAATGGGCGGCATCTACAAGTTACGCAAACGGTGTAACTGTGCGTTATAATGGTCATGTCTATGAGCAAGTGACCGGCAGCACCCAAACATCAGGTCTTACACCGCCAGTTCATTTGGAAGGCGATGAAACCTATGGTGCTATAACTTGGCGATATAAGCATGATGGAACTGGTTATCTAAAAATAACAGCGTTTACTAACGCGACTACAGTAACAGCCTTAGTGAAGAACTCTACAGGCGTTTTGCCAGATCATGTGGTTGGATCAGGCAATGCCACAGACAAGTGGTCTTTAGGGGCGTTTGGCGGCGATCAGGGCTATCCTAGAGCCATTGGCTTCTATGAGGAGCGTTTATACCTAGCTGGCACTACAGGCCAGCCACAGACGATATTTGGCAGCGTATCGGCTGACTTTGAAAACCATGCACCTGGAACATTAGATGACAGCGCAGTTAACTTTACTATTGCGTCTGACAAAGTGAACGTGATTAAGCATATTCTTCCAGCGCGGTTCTTACAGTTGCTTACAACCAGTGCTGAATTTACATTGTCAGGCGGGTCTGGAACCACGCCAGTATCGCCAACAAATGTTAACGTGTTGCGTGAAACCACATTTGGCACATCAGATGTTCGGCCTCTACGCGCTGGAAACAGCACGATCCTTATTCAGAAAGGCCAAGAAAAAGTAAAGGAAATAACTTTTGACTTGGACACTGATGGATTGCTGGGCATTGATCTTAGCATTTTAGCTGATCATATCCCTCGCGGTGGTTTAACTGACATGGTTTGGCAGCAAGAGCCAGAACTTATTTTATGGTTCGTACATTCAGACGGACGTTTGATTGGCCTGACATATGACCGCGCTAACGGTGCTATTGGCTGGCATGAGCATCCTTTAGGCGGTGATGCTGTTGTAGAAAGTGTAGCCGCTATCCCAAGTGGGTCAGAAGACCAGATTTATTTGTCTGTTAAACGTACAATTGACGGCAGCACAGTGCGTCATATCTGCTACATGACACCTATATATTTCAATGATAATATACTGGATGCCTTTTTTGTAGACAGCGGCCTGACATATGACGGCAGCGCAACATCTACAATTAGCGGCTTGAACCATTTAGAGGGTGAAACAGTATCAATCCTAGCTGATGGCTCTACACACGCGGATAAGGTAGTCACTGGCGGCACTATAACTTTGGATAGAGATGCGTCTAAAGTACACGTTGGTTATAGCTACACATCATATATTGAAACACTGCGCTTAGAAGCCGGTGCTGATGATGGTGTTGCTCAAGGGAAAATCAAGCGTATTCACGGCGTAACGGCTAGGTTCTTGAACTCAGTAGGCGCAGAGATTGGCCCATCAGTTAACAGTCTGGATAGAGTTCCGTTCCGCGATAGCAGCATGGCAATGAACCAAGCTGTTCCAATGTTTACTGGCGATAAGGAAGTGTCATTCCCATCAGGATATGACAACGATGCCAAAATTGTGATACAACAGACACAGCCACTTCCAATGACGGTACTGGCTATTATGAGAAGGTCAAATACTTTTGATGCTTAAAATTGTGCCATTTAAAAAGGAACATATTGAGCAAATTGAAACCCGCTATCATTTTCCAGACGCGGCAAAGGTAGCATTTA